GTTCCATCAGTACGCTTAATGCTTTTTGCACCTAATGTATTAAGGTTAATTGTTGCAGAATTTGTATTTGCATTAGTGAATTTAACTAGTAACCCCATCCCCTCAGTGTAAGCAACAGGAGCAGGAGACAAAGTAGCAGTATAAATATTTGGTGAGCTAGAAGATGATGCATAAACAGCACCATTCTTTTGATGAAGATAATCAATTGCTTTTTTTAACTGAGTATAATCATTTTTTAGTAAGGTAATACCAGCAGCTTCAATAGTTTGGCAAACTTCTTCTTGTAAACTATTTAGAAAGTCATCATCAACAATCGTTGCCGGTGTCGCAGTGGAGGGATTACCTCTAGTGAAGTAACCACCAACAGTCGGACCCACTGGTTTAGGATCTGGAAGAACAGCAGAAGCTGTCGAATTATCAATTCTATATGCCATTTTTATTCCCTTAAGGAAATTAGACTTAACAAATAAGTGTTAGAAAATCGGATGGGATAACAAGAGAGTAAGAAGCGATGTTAAATTAAGCTAAAGTAATGGTTTCTAACATATCTAAATAATCTGAAAAGCTGACGCCAGGGTTTGATCCCGCATAGGTTTGATAGTTGCTAATGATTGATAAGTTTTTCGACATCTCAGCATTACGCATTTCTTTTGCTTTGATAGCTAGCTGAGCATTTACTGTTTCTATAGAAAGATTGTTTATTTCTTCTAAACTAGGCAAAGGATTTTGATTTTCTACATTCCAATGTATAATCCATTTATCAATTAACTTGACGTTTTCTATACCATATCCCTTATCATCTAGTGTTTCTTCTTCACTTTCTCTTTCATCAGGCCAAAATGAAAACTTAGCGTCAGTTACCAAATAAAGTAACTTATTGTATAAATCTTCTCTCATAATCATTATCTTCTCCTCGCTTTAATCCAACCGAATGTTGTACATGTTCCTGATGAAAAGTTTGCAATCGACACAAGATAGACAGTGGTTGTGACAGAAATGTTTAAACGTCCTGATGAAATATTGTATGCGTGTACACCTGCCGATATAGATGATGTTGTTCTAAACAAAGGACTGCTTATCGATAATACTGTATTATTGGGTACAGTTGAGCTAGTTGTATTAATGCCACCTGTAAATAGAGTGGCTGCTGCTGAGTTATTGAAAAAAATAATTGCGTCAATATCATAGTCTCCTGGCGTTAAAGAAATAGAAGTCACATTAGATGCAATATTATCAGTTAATGATACACCGGAGGATAAGTTAACGATGCTTGTTATAGTTTCTGTCACATAACCGGTAGCGTAATCAACTCCACTAGTCTTGCCTTGCACCGCTGCACCACCGTTACCTTCACCGAGCAATCCTAAAATAATATGTGGACCGGTCCCTTTTGCAGATACGGTTGGTGTGTCTGAGGTTGTATTATCTAATTGTACATAATTAACCGCTCCGACTTGATCAGCAAATGCTGCAACAGGTGTGCTCGAGATGCTACCCATGATTTGATTAATGATTGGTGCAGTTAACGTACCGCCTGATGTCCGCACCAGATTGCCTGTACCAGACGATGCACTTAATTTTGAATTCGCGTTAATTAATTGAAAATTTGTTCCGTCATACAATAAAACTGCAACCATACCATCGTATATATCATACGCACTGAGACTTGAGCCGTCCGTATTCTTAATAGACTTTGCACCTAAACTATTTACATTGATAGTCGCAGCACCGGTGTTGTGATTAGTGAACTTCACACTGATCAACATACCTGCCGTATAACTAGTCGGTACAGGGGTTAAATCAACGGCGTAAGTATTTGCAGCAGTGGAAGATGTTCCGTATGCACCAGCGTTACTTTGTTTCATAATATCGAATGCTTGTTTTAACTGTGTTGGATCTGCTTTATCTAAAGAAAGTCCCGCTTGTTCTATAAAGTAAGCTAGTTCTTCTTGAACTGCATTCGCCCAATCTGCTGTAACGACAGTTGCTGGCACGCCAAGATCTGGATCACCACCTGTAAAGTATCCGTTGGGATTAACGCCAGGTGCCGCGGGCGTTGGCAACGCGTCTGCCGATGTGGCATTGTCAATTCTATACATTTATTTACCCCTTTGTTTTAAAACGAGTTGCTATAAGAGAATAGTGCGACAGTGTGTGCTGGTTTTAATCGTGTGATGAGACACTCAAGACGTTCGTTGCCCCACGTTGCTAATGGCTCACCGGCTGCTGAACCGCTCGAACGAAACCACGAAATTGTTTCTTCCGGTGCTTGTACTTGAAAAGCAAATTGCCATGCTTGACCACAAATCGGGTCTTCAACTGAACTATAATCCACTCTGAATTGATCAAATTCGACAATGTTAATATCAAATCCAAATTTTTCAGCGACTTCTAATAGATATTGTTTAGTTGCACCACCTCTTGCGATAATCTTTGCTAATAGATTTTGTTTTCTCACTTGAATCGTATCTGCAAAGTCTGAGCAATCATCTGGTAAGCCCGCAATACGTTCCCAGTTAGGCAACATTAGCAATGTGGTATCAGGAAAAGATTCTTCAACTAGTAGCGCACCCATAGCATCTATTCTTGCGCATTCTTTTGCGATAGCCGATAAAAGTTTCACCCAATTGGAAGTATCTTCTGTCGGCCAGACTAGACCTTGCGGCGCGAGTTTTTTAAGTTGTTCAGTATAAGAAGCTTCATCAGAACTAATTACGCCCATGTAATGGTTCCCATCGTAGTTATATAGCCAGTTGATTCACTCACGTTAGCAATGGGATTCATTAAGACATGATCAAACTCTCCTGAGGCAAGAGAAATAGCTTCGTTGATTCGTGACAGTCGCAAGGTGCCGCCTGGTTCTGCTTCTCTTAAAATTAAGTCGCGTATATTTGCTTCCACCGCTGCTCTTACCGCAGAGGTATCACCACCAACTAATGCAATAGTAAAATCTAATGGATCAGCAACCGGTGAGACGACATTTACTGTAGCAGTAATCGGGCGGCGTGCTTCGATGTAGGCTCCCACAGTTGTCACATTGCTTGACAATGGAATACCATCATCATATGTATCATCCATCATGAATCGCACAGTAACTGTACCAGCACCGAGTTCTGTTGGATAAACCCAAGCACGTGTGACACCATTATTTTGTAATGCCCATTGAATATAATCATTTTCATTTCCACCATGCGGTGGTTGTTGAATGCGATCTAACAATCTAATTAAAAACGGTGCGTCTGCTTCTTCGTCTCCACCATCCGTTAACGCATCCACGGTCACGATTGCATCACCATCTAAACCATCAATTGGGCTTACAAACGTGAGTGTTGTACCAGCATCCGTATTACCATTTGAACCAGCAAGAACCGCTTCAACAGGTAGTGTTGCAGTACCCGTCGTAATGGTTCCTTCAGTCGTAATGACAAACACTACATCATCGCTTCGTTGCAATTCCATACCCGCAACAATGACCGTGCCGTTGATGCCGGTCGCCGTTACCTTCCCTGTTGACTTCGTTGCGGGTAACCGTGTGACACCCCAAATGGCTGCCCATCTGTTGAGAAATTCTATTTCTGCGGTGTCTGGAAAAACCTGTAATGATATCCAACTGATAAAACCGTAAAGTCCATGCGCAACACCTGCGACAATGTAGGCAATGACGTTCAATAAAGAGCGACGCAATCTACTGTCAGCGTCAGGTAATCTGGAATCAATATCGGCTTGCACGCGTGTAAGTATTTCTGAAAAAGTCGGTCTGGTAAAAGTAGCCATTAGATTTGATTCCAAACATAGTCAAATTGAAAGGTTTGTAGCCCGGTAGGTCTTGTTACTTCAATACGAATCCCCAAGATACCGCTGGGCTTTTCGCCAACTATTTCCGTGATAACGAGCACCTTTGACGCCACTCTATCGTCTATCAGCCACTGTAAAGATTCTTGAGCATATTGCTTTGCTCGGTCTAACACACTTTGTAGCTGTTTTTCACGGCGCAATAACCAAAGTTTAGAACCAAACTTATCGTTCTTGACCTCAGCAAATGTATCGCCCCACCAGCCACGTAAACTTTCCCCCTTCTCTATCGGATCATCTGCTGCTGCGCGTCTATCTGAAAACAAGGAAAGCGTGATTGCTGTTTCTAAATCTTCTTCTCTGACTAAATCTCCTTTTGAAATTCTAATATCTGCATTAAATGAACCAGACAAAAATGTTAAAGCTGCATCCATTCTTCTCTCCTATGTCATTTCATTGTCAGGAGCAGAGCCGCCGTCATGAGTATGTGAGTTATAGATGTCTCTTATTTCTTGCATAGAACCTTTTTGGTCAGATATATCTTGAGTGACCACTAGGTTTCCATTAATTTGAACAGTGCCGCCTGATGGCGTGATACTGATAGAACCATCTGCTTTAATCACAACCTTTGAGCCTGAGCGATCAAACATGGCGGTTTCGCCTTCTTCTAACTCTTCTTGTTGTGTGTGTGATTTGTTAAAAGTTGCAATGATACTGCCGTGATCTCTGTTTCCACCTAGGAATAAAGCAATGACTTCTGAGCCAACGGGCGGATGGGATTGATGACCAAATTGCTGAGGCATTTCAATGCCATCGAAGATCTCTCCCGATAAAAACTCGACTTTAGCTTTTGTGGTTTTGCCTTTTGTTATTTTCTTCACTTCACCACGTGCGAACATGTTGCGCAATCGATTCGCAATCAGTTTCGATATTTGGTCTAATTCATTTTGAGAAAGAGCCATTAACCACCACTCCGTCGATAAGGATTATTGGTTTCTTGTTTTTCAGCGGCCTTGCCTTTGGGTTTACTGATTTTATCGCTAGCAATCCCAGAATAAGCAGCAGGTGGTGTCACGGTGATTCTTGCTAACTCGCCGTTTTCATCTAGCGTAAAGTTAACGCTAGAGATCAACATCATGTCGTTGATACCTAACAGGGATGATTCCACTTTAACTAACTTGTTGATTCCCCAGATTGCGCCTGTGCCGGGATTTTCTTGCCAACCTACTACCGTTATTTCTGCTTTAGTTGCCTTTGCTCTGCGAATAGAGGCTTCCCAGCGAGCACGATCTTTAACACTCGTCTCATCGGATTGACCATCATCGATGATTAATAACGGTCGATATCGATTTACAAATTCATTTTCGACAATCGCTTTGTTGTGTGCGATGCGCTTGACTGTATCAGTGTCTTTACCTTGTTTCTGGCCTTTTACGTGATACTCGCTATAATTTTTGGAGGCATCATATTCACAATTGGCTGCAAGGATATTTTGGCCCTGAACTAAGGCAGTTTCCATCGATTCAGAACCAGATCGGGTAATTTGAATACCGCCCTTGCCGTCTGAGATAACCAGAAACCCCCCTTTCTTAGCAAGCTTTTGTATCGTCTCTAAGCCAGTGGCCCCTTGATCAACATTAAATGTTTCTAATTTCTTGGTTGATACTTTGCTTTCAACATTGATGCCGAATGGTTCTGCTACTTTCCTAATAATCGCATCGAGTTTTTGATTATTGTATTGACCAGTTCCATTCACCACTGAGCTATCAACTAAATCGCCGGCTTTATCTCGCCCTGTAACCACGAGTTGATGGGATGATTCATCAAAAGAAGGCGTGACTTTATCAACATAACCGGTAATAACGATTTGTCCGTTAATTAAGACAGTACAAGGATCGTTTGGTCTGATTCTTGTTGCACCACTTCCATCTGGATCAGTCATGGATAATTGAAATGATCCACTCAAGTTTTCCATTGAGAGTGAAACAGATACAGCCGTCCAGCCTTCATAAGCTATCCCATCGATATTGAGAGATAAATTACTCTTGCTCATATCACTACCTCAATACTGCTATAGGACGGAATGAAAACAGGATTTCGTATGTGATTACGTTCGATGACTAATACATCTTTCGTTGCATCCTCATATTGATCATAAGCAAATACAATGGCTGGCATGGCATCAGCAGTTGTAATATATCGTTTGTTTCTCAAAGTCGCCGCGCGTGTATTAATATCACGTATCATCGCAGCACGTGCTTTGTTGAGTGCTAAGTATTGGGTGTCTTCGCCTCGATCCGCCATCGTGACTAACTGCGGTTGAATGTAGCTATCAACATTTTCCCGAATAGAAATAGCATCTTGTCTGCTAGCAAACGTCATAATGCTGGTGATACGTATCATCTCGCAGATTGAAATATTTTTAATTAAATTGATTAATTGATATTGATTATCGGCTTGTTGTATACGATCAGCGGTAGTTGATGGCACCGGCACAAATTCATTACCGTAATCTTGTATACGTTTTTGTGCTTCTAACGCTTGCAGCTCAGGATTAGCCGGTTTAACCGAGGATAAATAAGTTTTAACGGCGTTCGCATCGGTCGTGGGTTGGTTAAGGTAAACATCACTCATGCCGGTTAAAATGTTAGAAACTTTTCTGCCTAACTCGACAGGTTCGTATAAGGTGTCGGTCGTTTCTGTTGAAAACTTGCCTAACATATCAGATATGTTAGTAAACTCGGAATTATCAGAGCCAAAACTACCCGCTTTCAATGTGCGCTTAACAACACTTAGAAAATCGTTACCGTCCCCATTGATACTGGTTGTGTTATTACCCACAAGACTGGTTAGTGCATCTGAGTGTAGAAAGTCAGGAACATTGAAGACGTTGAATGAATCAGCGAACGAACTAATGAGTGTAGAGATCGCATCTGAAGAAAACTTAGCCGCCAGAAAGCTCGTATCTGCAAAGCCAGAAGGGAAATTATTTTCCCCTGCTTCTACAAATGTCAGTGTAAAGTATTCAATGCCACCTTCTCTGTTGTCGAACTTAATTCGACAATCTTTGGGAATAACAGCAATGGAGCCGAGTGTGGGGTGAACAAGCGTGCCTGGTGAATTTTGTTCTTCGATAGCTCTCATTAACGCATCACGCGCAGCGCTATAGTTTTTGCCAATTACAAAAGCATTGATGGAATATTCGCGAGCTTTTTTTCCTAAATCTTCCGCCAGAGGTTCATCTCTAAGCGGATATTCGTGCAATACGTTGCGACGCCCGAATAATACTTCAGCATCAAATACACCAAATTCTGCGCCGCGAAACGACGCTCTCTGATACGTGAAATTATAGACGCTGGTCACAGCATAACTCCTGTATTAGCGGCGAAATCCATATTGGCGCTTGATTTTGCACGGATGTTTTTAGCTCTACCTTCTGCATCTATCTTCATGTAGACATCAAGCTTCGTTCTGCTACTTTGAGCTGATGCTATTTGCGCACTAGAAGCAGGTGGCGTGAGTAAAGTCTTCGCTGGAATAGC